TCATAACATTTATTCCATAATTGAGATATTAGTTCCATACCTTTTGGTACACCAAGTTTACCTTTTAATCCTTGACCCCATTTACTAGCAAAATCACTACCAGTTTTAAGACCAACTTTGATTACACTACCATCTTTTTCTTTTGGCATTATATTCATAGTTTTAGCATTATTCATAATAAAGTTAAATTGTTCCTCATCAACTATTAAATCATCTGATTCAAAGTGATGTTTAAATGCAACAAAGGTTAAGATGTAAGAATTATGTGGTGTTTCATCACCATATACTGATTTATGATGTTTAAAAACAGTTTGTATATTAGGTCCTCTTTTGTTTTCTAAAGAAGTATTATCATCATCTCCAGATATACCTAAAGCAAATATTTTTTCAATTGTTTTTAAACCATTATAAACAGGAGTAGTATCAGTAAACGGTGTAAAATTGTAAGTCGTTTTCTTCATTGTTTCAATTACAGCCTTTGCCATTTTATCACCTTGAACATAATTAGTAAAATAGTAAGTAAATGAATCTAATCTATCTCTACTATTGTTTATGGATTCAAATATATTATTTTGTCTTTTAACAACTCCATTTGTTAATGTCTCGTTTTCATTTGTTTTATCAACTAGACAAGGTATTAGAAATTTAGGACCATAATTTAAAAGACCTGAAAG